AAGGTAAAAAGACTTCCGAATTAACAACAAAATATGATGGATCTCCTGCCATCGTTTATGGGCATCATCCAGAAAATGGTAAGTTTTTTGTTGCATCCAAGTCAGCCTTCAACAAAACACCTAAGGTCAACTATACTCCAGCTGACATTCTAAAGAACCATGGTCATGCACCAGGTCTTGTTTCCAAATTAAAAGAAGCACTCAAACACTTACCCAAAGTTACACCAAAAGAAGGTGTTTATCAAGGTGACATGATGTTTTCGGCCGAAGATAAGAAGAAAAGTGTTGATGGTGGAACATCTTTTAATCCAAATCCTTCTGGTTTGACATACACCGCACATGGAGATCATAAGAAGTCCGTAGACAAGGCAAAAATTGGTGTCGTCACACACCTCTCATACCACGGCAAAGATTCCAAAAATCTAAACGCATCACACGAAGTTGATCACGAAAACTTCCAGAAACATTCGGATGTATTCTCGGTCGACCCAAGAATGGATACTGCAAAGGTTCATTTTAGTAAAGAACATCAAAAACAATTTGATAAACACATTAAGATGGCTCAGTCAGTTCACGATACACACGGTGATGATATGTATGCTGGCACCAGTGCTCACCACGGTGTTGGTGGCCATCTAGAAACATATATGAATCACACAGTTAGAACTGGTGAACAACCAAATCATCAAAACTTTAAAAACTGGTTAGAAACCAACAAAAACAAAGCCATCGATAAGTTGAAGACCGAAAAAAATAAGACAGCCAAACAATCAGAGTTGAAAGATGAACTGGGCAAGATTGAAAGAAATAAGAAACACTATAACAATCTATTCAAAATGCATGGGCATCTACAGGCTGCAAAAAATGTTTTGATTGATGTAATGAATCAACACCAAGAATTTCAACATAAACATGGTGGTGAAACTGCTAATCCAGAAGGATACGTATTTCACCACGGAAATGAATCGGATAAATTTGTAAATAGAGCAGAATTTTCCCGCAGAAACTTTGCTGGAATTAGAAACATATGAAAAAATTCTTAGAAAAATTACATGAGGACGAACAAACACATAGTCCTGTGGTCATGGCTTTTGGTCGCATGAATCCACCCACAATTGGGCATGAAAAGTTGGTCAACAGAGTTAAAGATATTGCGAGTGACTATAATGCACCGCATCATGTGATCATTTCACATACAATGGACACAAAGAAAAATCCTTTGGCTGCAAATGTCAAATTGAAACATGCAAAGAGATTTTTCCCAGACACCAATATAGATGTTTCGAGCAAAGAGAGACCAACCTTCTTACAACACGCTGCAGCACTTCATGCAGCTGGCCACGATCATCTAATCATGGTTGCTGGTTCTGATCGTATACCAGAATATGAACAAAAGTTAAATCAGTACAATGGAATTGGTCCCGGAAAGTTGTTCAACTTCAAAAAGATAGAAGTCAAGTCTGCTGGACAAAGAGATCCTGATTCTGAAGGCGCAGAAGGCATGTCTGCATCGAAGATGAGAGAACATGCTATTAATAATCGTTTCAATGACTATATTGACAAAGATGGTAAAAAGAAACCTGGATTCAGAAGTGGTATTCCATCACATGTACCAGAAAAACACGCAAAAGAATTGTTCCGCGATGTTAGAAGTGGGCTCGGAATCAATGAAGATTTCAACAGAGGTCTATTTAAAGCAATTTTCGTGACAGGTGGTCCAGGTTCAGGTAAAGATATCATCATCCGTGAAGCTATCGCTGAAAGTAAATCCGTTGAACTGAATTCGGTTCAGGCTTTCGATATTCTGATGGACAAACAAAAACTCTCAGAGAAGTCAAACGATGTTCGCAGAGAAGCAGTCAGAAATCGTGGTCCATTGATCATTAATGGACCTGCTGACGACAATAAATTGTTGACAATCAAAGAAGAACTAGAAGAACTGGGTTATGAAACTTCTATGGTGTTTGTTGACACCACAAATGAAGCCAGTAAGAATAGAAACGAAAAACTGGCAAAAATGATTGCCGAATCTGTGAGATATGATAAATGGAAACAAGCACAAGCCAGCAAGCTTTCATACTCCCAAAAATTTGAGAACTTTATCAACTTTAATAATAGCTCTTCCCTAGAAGAAATTGAAGAAGATATTACTGACACCTACGAAAAAATAAATAGGTTCATTGAGAACAAAAATTACAATGAAATTGCGTTCTCTTGGTTAGAAAGCCGCGGTAAAATCAATATCGCAGAATCTTATGGTTTATTATTTAAGGAAGATGAAAATGTTAAGAAAAATTCTAGATTTTTTGAGAATTACAAGTCCAAGCGCAACGCCGGAAAAGCATCCACTGGATATTCAAAAATATCAGCCGGTGCAGGCTCCAGAGCCGCAGGTCCAGGAGATATCCCAGCCGACAATCGTGCAGGAGACCCCAACGCCGACAATATCAAGTGGGACGCCAACAAGCGAACCGGTAGTTACATCTTCCGAACCTACACCGAAGAAAACTCGCAGCAAAGCCGCAAAGACTACCCAGAACCACAAGAGACAAACTTCAGCAAAGACAAAGAAAAAATAAAGAAGAAGGGTCTAAGAGACTCTCCTACGGTTAGTCAGAGATTGAGAAACGTTACATCAATTGGACCAGAATTCGATACCCGTCAACAGGGAACAGTCTATCCAATGTCTGGTCTAGGTGATGTGACGTATAGAGAAGAGACAAATTTTCATTCTTTCAGAAATAAAATGAAAGAATCTTTTATGGATCCAGGCGACAATGAGATGGGTGTTGCTGGTGTTTTGAATGGTGCAACAAACAAGGAACCAATTCAAAGTCCAAAAGACAATATTGGTATAACAATAGAAAAGAAAAAGAAAAAGAAATGAAATCATTCCTAGACTTTGCCAAAGAAAAAGAAAATGACGAACTGAAAAGACAGGTCGATCATTTAAAAGATATGACCGCTGAACACGAAGAGAAAGCCCAATCAGCTTTAATGATGGGTGATCGTGATGGGCACGCTTTACATATGGCCAAGTGCGATCATTTCAAAACACAACACGATGCATTAAAGTCTAAAATGAATGAGAGTGTTGAACAGATTGATGAAAGTCATGTTGCTATCGCCATGGGTAAAGAAATGGACGATGAAGGTAGTATGATTATGAATCAACTGGATCAAATCGAACGTTCAATTAAAATGTTACGCGATACAGTAAAAGATCCAGAGATGCAAATTCCTGCTTGGGTACAATCTAAAGTAACTTTGGCCGCAGATTACATGGAAACTGTTGCTGGTTATATGTCAAGTAAAAACGAAAAGGTCAGTGAAGAAGTTGATCTGGATGAAGCATCACCAGCTTGGCAACGCAAAGAAGGCAAATCTGCATCTGGTGGTTTGAACCGTAAAGGTATCGCTTCTTATCGTAAACAAAATCCAGGATCAAAGTTATCGATGGCTGTCACAACAAAACCATCGAAGTTAAAACCAGGTTCGAAAGCAGCAAACAGACGCAAGTCTTTCTGTGCAAGAATGTCGGGAATGAAGAAACGTTTGACTTCTGCTAAGACGGCAAAAGATCCAAACTCTAGAATAAATAAGTCACTACGCAAATGGAATTGCTAAAAGGAAAACAAAAATGATCAATATAAAAAAACAAGATCCTGTTGCTGATGCTGTTAGAGATATTTTACAGCAAGAAGCATTAAAAGGCAATCAACACAAAATCGACAAGAACAAGAACAATAAAATCGATGCTCACGATTTTAAAATTCTGCGTGGTGAAAAGAAATCTGTAAAAGAAGATTCTGTGGAAGAAACAAATAATCCTTTTGACTGGAAAAATTATAAGAGTCAATTGCCTACTAAACCAGGTGAAAAAGCTGGATTTGACTCCAAGAAAATTTCAACAGGAACTTTTTATTCCAGAAAGCCTGTTAAAGATGAACCGATGAAGAAAGAAGAAGTTGAGCAGATTGATGAATTGAAGAAGTCAACTGTAAAGTCATATATGAATAAAAAAGTTGATCGTATTCACAAAGATGCTGATCTTCAATATCCTTTCAAACCAAAACCAATCACCAAAAAAGAAGTTGAAAAAAATACTAAAGATTTAATGAGAGGTCATGCAAGACTATCTGGTGTTAAGCCAACTTCAGAAGAAGTTGAACAAATTGATGAATTATCAAAATCAACACTAGGTTCCTATGTGAAAAATGCAGCAAGAGATGTTGGTGCTTCTCGTTCACTTGGTGCCGACTTTAAGAATAAGGCAGAAAAGTCTAGAAAACCTAATATAAAAGCAGCGTCATCTAGACTCTCTGACAGATTTAATGCCGTTGCTCAAAAGCGTCACGCTGGCATAGGCAAAGCAGTTGAACGTTTAACAAAAGAAGAAATTGAACAGGTTGATGAACGCACCCTATCTACAAGAGAGACTGCTGAGAAAGAGCGTATCGTAAAGGGTATGAAAAAGAATCTTGCTGGTTTTAAAGCTCGTTACGGTGAAAGAGCAAAATCAGTCATGTATGCTACAGCAACCAAAAATGCCATGAAAGAAGAGGCACTGGAAGAAGGCAAACGTCCAGAAGGTGATACAGTTCCTTTTGTTCAGAATGCAAACACATCTTCTTCACCAATGAAGAAAATCAAAGAAGTCGCTGGTGCAGCAATGAAGAAGATTTATAAAGACTTAAAAACTAAGTAAAATGAATAAGACTGCATCTAAAATAAAAGAAATTGTTAAAAGAACTGTTGCCGAAAAACCATCCTTTGGCACAGATCCTATGGAACCATGGTCTGCTAAGTATAATGTAACTGAAGATGCAGCTCTTGATAGATATCTTTTGTCTAGAGGTTTGAATCCGAAATACGTGAATAAGGACCTAAAAGTTTCACATGCAAAGTCCAATGCATTTATAAATTGGAAAAATTCTCATTCGAATGAGATTCAAAAAGAATCAATGACAATGGCACATACGCCTACAGCGAAAAGACAATACCAATTAAAGAAGTCTGCACACTTTGGTAAAGAAGTTCGAACCAACGGCATACACGGTTCAAAACTACATTCAGAAGCCGTTGATAAAAGAGATACTGTCACATTCGATATTCCATTTTTAATCAGAGTGTTGGAATACTCGCGTGAAGATGCCAAGACAGATATGGATCTTCATAATGTTGTAACGAAATTGATTCATATTCGTAACAAGGGTGTTCTGACAATGAAGGACTACAACTTTGTTACCAGATTGAAAGAACACTTTGAAATCGATGATATCATCACCGAACAAGAATGTAAGTGTTCGGACGAAAAGGAATGGGAAAAGAAAGCACAGGCTCGTTCTGAAATTTGGAGAAGAAAGCGTCTAAAGATTGATGAAGACAAATATCAAGATCCAATGGCTGCAACACAGACTGTTGGTTCAGAAGTTGATACCGATTCTGTACCAAAAAGAAAACGTGAAATGACAAAATCAGCAAGAATGATCAAGTCAATTTACAAAAAGAAACGTGTCAAGAATGTCAAAGAAGAATTATATGATCACGAAAAAGAAGATAAAGGTGCGAAATTTGGTGAAAAACCATTTGCTGCAGCTGTTCTCAAGGGCGGAAAAACAATGACTGGTACACAAAGAGACACCATCGAAATTGATCCAATGATGCGTGCCAAGCCAGGAAAAGTAAACAGATAAATAGTAGATAACCCATAGGTTAAAAGGAGAATATAAATGTCATCTTGGGGAAATAACGACAATGCAGCTAACGCGCCTTACTGGGCAGTTAACTCAACAATTTTAAATGTGCTCGGGACAGAAAGATCCTATGCTGCACCGACTGCTGCTAACGTAGCACTTCTTTACGGAAACACTACAGCTGATGTTTACCATACAGGTCAAACAATTGGTCTTTTCGGTGTTGATGGTCAAGAAGCCGATGTTAATGGCAATGGTACAGTACACACAGGCTGGGTCCTAAAGACTACAGGTTCTGGTGGCCGTGCTGATAGAATTCAACAAGAAGTTCTGGTTGCTCTAAGTGAAATGAAATCTGATGGTGATGGCCAACAGTATCCTAACGTTTCGATTACACTTGTTAACCCATCTAACGCTACAGTTGCTTCAAGTTCTTCTAATGCCAACTCTGTTGCATTCACTGTTGGTACCACATTAGCTGGAAATACTTCTGCAACACTGGGTTATCAGTGGCAAGTTAACAGCAACACAGGTGCTCTGGGCTGGACAAACGTTGCGAACAGCACACCAACCAACACAAGTTATATTGGCGGCACAACACCAACACTGCTTGTCTATCCAAAGACAGCCGCAGCGAACGCATTTGTGTTCCGTGCAATTGTTACGGCCGCAGATCAAGGCGTATCTGCAACATCTGCAAACGCAATAATTACAATCATGTAATTAAACTGGGGATGGTGAGAGCCATCCCCTTTTTATAAGATGTTTGATGATTTGAATGAAGATAATTTTATGATGTATGCGATGAAAGCATATGTTTCGCCGCACTGCATCATGTCGGAATTTGAGGGAGATATCAAAAGAATAAAATATCTGAAAAGATTATTCAGAAGATATAAGATAACAAAATCCCTTAAAGAACGTCTGATTTTAAATCACATCATCTTATTAAACAATGTTTTTGGTCCTAAAGTGACAGCAAGAATATTGTTTTATAAGACCGATGAACGCGATTATGATATTTTGAAAACCTTTCTTGCCTATCTGGACATTGCACCTGATGTAGTGTACGGAATAAGAGGAAAGAATATTCTCGTTACTGAAATTCCGTTAGAAACAAATGTCGCAGAGATATTACTCAAAATATGAAAACATTCAAACAATATTTGGACGAAAAGGGAAGATGCTGGCCAGGTCATAAACCTGTTCCTGGTAAGGCACCATTTTCACCCGGCAGTTGCACAAAAGAAGAAGTATCCATTCAAGAGGACCTGAGAAAGTGGTTCAAACAGAAATGGGTACGCATGGACACCAAGGGTAATATCAAAGGTGACTGTGCAAGAGAACCAGGCGAAGGCAAACCAAAATGTCTGCCTCAGGCTAAAGCACATTCACTAGGAAAAGAAGGTCGCGCATCAGCTGCACAACGTAAGCGTAGAGAAGATCCTAATCCAGAACGCCGTGGTGCACCAATTAATGTTAAGACTGAAGAAGTTCAACAAATACAAGAAAAGAATAAACCAACAAGCCCAGAAAAGTGGGCTAGAGCCAAAGCTGCAGCAAAATCAAAGTTTGCAGTATATCCATCCGCATATGCAAATGCTTGGGCATCCAAGAAATACAAATCAATGGGTGGTGGTTGGAAATCAGTTTCTGAAGATGCTGGTGCAATGAGTGCTGCACCAACAAATGCAGTCGGCACAGGAAACATTGCTGGTTCAGGTGGCGCAGGTGGTGAACCTGGTGTTTCGAAGAAAAGAAACCCAGTAATGTCATTCTTCAAGCGCAAACAACAAAAGGCATAAAATGTGGATATTGAAATGGTTGCCTGATTGGATATTTTACGCAATCTTTTTCATAGGATTGTTAGGCATCATTGCATCCTTTGTGATGAAGTTTATTCCGTTTGTCTACGTCTATAGAACACCAATACAAGTAATCTCGGTCATTCTAGTTGCCATTGGTACATACATGTCTGGTGCAATATCAAATGAAGAAGCATGGCAAGCTAGAGTTAAAGAACTAGAAGCGAAAATTGCTGCCGCTGAAGCCGAAGGTGCAAAAGAAACAGTAAAGATAGTTGAGAAGGTAGTAACTCAACAGAAAGTTATAAAAGAGAAAGGTGATGAGGTTGTAAAATATATTGATAGAGAAGTTGTCAAATACGATACAAAATTTTTACCTGGTGGTGAATGCGAAATACCAAAAGAATTTGTAAAGAGTCTTAATGAAGCTGCAAAACCACCTGAAGGTGGTACTTGGGGCATAAAGGAAAAGAAATGAAGTATATTATTATCCTTTCAACAATACTATTGACTGGCTGTGCAACGGTTTCGGTGCCAGTCAAAGCTAAATTTCCAGTAATGCCAGAAACATTAATCGTTAAATGCCCACAATTAGAGCAAACGCCAGAAGATGCAAAGCTAAGTGATATGGGTAAAATTATTACAAAAAATTATACAACATATTATGAATGCGCCGTCAAGCACGAAGCCATTGTTGAATGGTATACTATACAGAAAACAATTTATGAAAGTGCAAAATAATGGAACTAACAAAAGACCAACTCAAAAAGTTGTTGCCAAAAAATCCATACCTTGATTATTGGTACAATGCATTATCTCAGCTATTGCCGGACTATGAGATAAACACACCGCAACGTATTGCTGCATTCATTGCACAGTGCGCTCACGAATCTGGTAATTTTATGGTTCTGCAAGAGAATCTGAATTACAGACCACCAACACTTAGAAAGATATTTCCAAAATATTTTCCAACTGATGCGATGGCCGCTGATTATTGCTCAAGACCAAACAAACAAGAAGCAATCGCAAATAAAGTCTATGCAAATCGTATGGGTAACGGCGATGAGGCTTCAGGCGATGGCTATCGTTATCGTGGTCGTGGACTTATTCAATTGACTGGTAAAGATAACTACACATTCTTTGCTGGCTCACTAGGCATTTCTGTAGAAGAAGCCGCAGAATACATGGCAACTTTCGAAGGTGCATGTCAAAGTGCATGTTTCTTCTGGGAACAAAACAAATTGAATCAATGGGCTGACAAGGGTGATATTGTTACTTTATCCAAACGCATTAATGGTGGAACAATAGGTCTTGAGGACCGCATTAAGCACTATGAACATGCACTACATGTTCTAGGGGGATAATATGTTCAACGATAGAAAATTATTTCTATGTTTATTGGTACTCATGGTTCTACCTTTAGGTCTAGCTATTTTTGGCGGTGATAGGTTCCGCTATCCATGTCAAGACCCTGCAAATTGGGATAAAGATATATGTAAGTTACCTAAATGTGATGTAACAAGAACTTGCCCAGAACACATATTTAAAGGCCAGCGTGACCCAAGATTAGGTCCACCACCAACAAGAACAGAACCTATGGTTCAAAGCGGAGCACCTGCCGCTTGCACACCACCCGCACAAGGAGCAAATTGTGGAAAATAATGCATTCGTTTATACCGAAGAACAGTTAATGGCCCGATTGAAGTTTTTCATCGGCGTCTGTCTCGCACTTACATTAACAGGAATTGTTTTTGTTGTTCTATATTCTATCATTTTTGTTACGCAACCATTGAATGCGATTTCTCCAATTGACCAAAAGTTTTTTGAGTTGATTATTCCTATCGCTACATTCTTGACTGGTACACTATCAGGTATCATGCTTGCTGGTGCTAAAAAAGAGGACCAAGAGGCAATGCTCGCTGCTCACAAAAATGCTAATGAAAATTTTGCTGAGACAAAGAAAGCAATGACTGCACCACCTAAGAAAGAACCAGAATTTGATTTTTCTTTACCTAAGGCACCTATGGGTGGTGGACTTTCACCAGCACCAGAAGTTGCACCACAAGTTACAACAGGTTTTGGTGGTAAGCCAGCGCCAGCACAAGCACCACAACCATTGCTATAATGTTAAAAGGTTTTTTATCTGATAGTCATAACGGCACATTGAGTAGCAAGAGAGTTGTCACGTTTCTTGCTTTCTCCATGTGCGGTGTCGCTTTTATTGCCAATTTATTTTGGGGTTTTGAAGTGAAACAATTTATGTATGACAGTATGATATATTTGGCTATGGTCGGGCTTGGCGTGACAGCATCTGAAAAATTTGCACCTATAAATAAAGAATCTAAAAAGGGGATACTATGAAATTTCTAAGTTCTATCGTTATTGCACTTTCTGCACTCGCTTTCACTGCACCTGCTGTAGCTACAGGCGAAACAAAAAAAGTTTGCGTTGATGTAAAAGACAAAGAAGGTAAGCCAGTCAAAGACGCAAAAGGCAATGTTAAACAGAATTGCAAAGAAGTGAAAGTTCACAAGAAACTTGAGGGAACACAAGTTCCTCCAACTCCTCCAAAGAAATAAAAATGGCAACTACGACAGAAAGATTGGGTGTTGTTGAAACTAAGGTCGAAAACCTTAGTGAAAAAATAGACGACATAAAAGTTGATTTGAAAGATATGCACGATTGTCTAGATAGGACACGTGAAGATTTAAAAAGTCAACTAAAAGAGATGTATGATGCATCTTGTTCCCAACATGCCGAATTGGCAAAAAAACTTAGCGCCTTGGAAAAAATCCGAGAAAAAACCATGTGGATGGTTGCTGGTGGAGTTGCCGTTGCCGGTATATTTTCTGGTCATTTGGATAAATTACTTGCATTTTTCGTTTGATTGATGTAGAATAGAGTTTCTTGTAAACTTTTTCTTTTCGTTATGTCTGTTTTTATTGATAGAACCTTTCTGCTAAGGGTTTCCCCGAAGCTTCAAAAATTCACCACAAAGAAACCTGATCTATACAATTTCAGGTGCCCTCTTTGTGGTGATTCCTCAAAAAACAAAACCAAAGCCCGTGGTTATGTTTACCGCAAAAAGAACGACTATTTTTACCGGTGCCACAATTGTGGTGCATCTACTTCCTTTTACAATTTTCTGGAAAAGGTTGATTCTAGTCTAGTTAAAGAATATGCACTAGAAAGATATAAGAACGGTGAAGACGGTAATCAAAACTATCCAAAACCCGATTTTGAAGAAGTGAGAGAAAAACCAGTTTTCAAAAAGAAATTGGATTTGCCATGTATTGCCGATTTGCCTGATGAACATTATGCGAAAGTGTATGTTAACAACAGGAAAATTCCCGAAAGTAAACACTCAAATCTTTATTATGCTGAAGACTTTAAAAAGTTTGTAGAATCCTTAAATATTGAAAAAGATGGATTGAAAGATGAAGATCCGCGACTAGTCATACCATTTTATGATGAAGAAAAGAATTTGGTAGCATTCCAAGGGCGAGCTCTCGGTGAATCCAAATTGAGATACATAACTGTAAAATTAACTGATGAAAATCACAAAATCTTTGGTTTAGATAACATCAACAAAGAAGAATATGTTTATGTTGTTGAAGGTCCGATTGATTCGTTGTTCCTAGAGAATGCAGTTGCAACAGCCGACTCAAATTTGACGGCTGCCGCGAAACATATTGATAAAAGCAAAGTAGTTTTGGTTTATGATAATGAACCTAGAAACAAAGAACTGCACAAGCAAATGGATAAGGCCATTGAAGAACATTATAATGTTGTTATCTGGCCAGAAATGATTGAAGAGAAAGATATCAATGATATGGTCTTGGCTGGATTTTC